ATGACAAAAAACTACACAACACCACAAATCTTACAAGGTAAGGTATGTGCAACTAAGGCTAAACAAGCATTAGAAAAATGGTACATTGAATTTTACTACAATGGTAAACGTACTAGATTATCCAATCAACTTAACCGTATTAAAGACTATTCTGAAAAACTTGATGCATTTACCAAGTTGAAAGATACCATATACCAACAACTCAAAGATGGTGTTTATGGTCGACCACAAGAAAAACCTATAGTAATACCAAGTGTAAAAGATGCTGTTAAGCAGTTCGTACAATGGCATCTTGATAAGGGTTCTAGACCAAAGACTATTCAATCTTATGAATCTAAACTAAAATATCTTACTGATGTACTTGGTGGTATATCTGTTAATTATATCTATCACAAAGATATTGATGATTTATTAATCACATTATATAAAGAACTTAATTGGTCACCAAAGACTTTTAACAATTGTAGGTTAATCTTTAGTGGTTTATTTCAATATGCTATAGAATGTAGATATATATCTGTTAATCCTGTAAGCAGAATCAAAACAAAGTTTGTAGGTAAATCCACTCGTAATACTGCATTCAATCAACAAGATTTCAATCGTATTATGGTTGAAGTAGAAAAAGATACTATGCTTAGTATGTTTGTTAAAAGTATTTACTATACCTGTATACGACCAAAGGAATTAACCCAACTACAGGTTAAGCACATAGACTTTGATAAACGTACTATATCAATACCTGCATCTATCAGTAAAAATAAAAAAGATGGTATTGTACACATTGATGATAGCTATTATAACCTACTTAAAGAATTCTATTTCAATGCACTAAGTGAATCATATCTATTCTGTAATGATTCAGTACTATTTGGTGATGTAAGTTATCAAGCTAATAGACCTTACAAGCGTTTTGTTAAGATTCTCGAACGCTTAAACTTATCCAACAAAGGGTACACATTATATAGCGTAAAGCATTATTCAAACATCCAAAAATATCTTGCAGGCTTTTCTGTAGCTGAGATTATGGTGTGTAATAGACACGCAAGTTTATCAGAAACAGAGAACTATTTACGTGATTTAGTGCAGTTTGTAGATGTATCGAAAAAACTTATTCCAACAATCTAATTATTTCAATTTACCTACTATTTATAATAAAAGAACTATGAACTATAATAATAATAATATGAACACAATGAATAAACTTAGAACACTTTTAATGACTGCAATGACAGCATTAATTATTACAACTGGATGTACAAAATACAATGAGTTTTATGAACTGAATGAGGTTCGTATTCCTGCACAATGGAAGTACGAAGAAATTAAAACACTCAATAGCTGTACCGATAAAGATACAGTATTAACTTATCCTACCAATCAGATTATCAATATATCCAAAGATGATATAGTAGTAAGCAAAAACAGAATAAGTATTAATGGTTTAGGTATGTTTAATTATAAGTATCACCATACCAAACTTGTATTAACTAGTAATACATATACTAATGGATGTAATATATACGAGCAGATTACATTAATACGTTTACCGAAATAATCATATTTATTTATCTTCTATATAGGCTAATCATAATCGGTTAGCCTTTTCTCTATTTAAATATTCCTTAAGACTTTTGATACTTTTATTGGTCATATCAAAAGCTACTATGAAGAATATCAAATAGACTATCATAGCTAATGTTATTCCAATATCAATACTGTTAATACCTATAGTATCTAAGATATCTGTCAATGCAATTGTAATAAAATAATAACCACCCATTTGAATACCAAGAAAGGTTATTGCAGTTCTAACATAGTAATAGAATAGAATGAAATCCATAATTGTATATTATTAACGAATTTTCCCAGTCATTTTAAGCCAATCATTAAGTCTTATTTCTTGTAAATTATCCTCAGCTCGATAATTATTAATAATTGACATTATTTCAGTTTGATTACGGTATGAAGAATTTACTGATATTCTTTCTAAATATCTTCTTATGTCTTCAATTTTAGGTCTTAAATCAGTTTCATTATTTATTAAACTCAATTGATTTCCATCATTTACAAATTCCTTAATACTATTTAAAAATTTGAAAAATTTAAATTCAAGTGAATTATAAATAATCAATCTCAAAAGATTTATTTCCGATACATCAAACTTTTCTTGGTATACTAATTTATTGATTACTCGAAATTCTAAATCAAGTTTAGAAGTTTCTAAATTTAACATCTCAATATTCTCCCTAATAAACCTTAACCCCACATCTGAATTGCCAAGGTCATCTTTTAAGCTTAATATTTTAGTATAACAATCTTTAAGTTTTAAGTCATCTAATAGTTTAAGTATTAAATCTGTAGTCCACTGTAATCTAGTTGATATTTCGTTATTTTCTATATCAGTTTGTTGATATCTTAAAGTTTTATACAAAAGTAAAACGCTTATAAGTCCTATTAAAGAACCTACTACACCACCGAAGAAATCACCAACATTACCTGTTTCTTGAATTTTAAAATGACCACTAAACAATGAATAATCTTTTGATAAATTTATTATCAAGACAATAGTTATTATAATAGCAATAATAGATATTGCTAATATTAACTTATTAATTAAATTAATTTTATGGTTTTTCATTGGTTGGGTCTAAATAATTATCTAATATAAAAAAAAAGACTTGAATGGTTAGTTCAAGTCTTTTACAACAATAAATTCTTTTCCTGTATTTCTATCTAGGTAATGGTTTTCTAATTTCCCATTGCTATATGATACATCAATTAATTCACCCTTGTGATACTCTTGTTTTATAGCACTTAACACATCCTGTGTATTGTAACTTAATATATTTTTTTTATCCATACTACCAATATATATTAATAACAATGCTATATCAATACTAAAATTATTACTTTCTCATAATCTTCTTTACTTTGTTTACATAATGAATGTTTACCCCAATCTCAAACAAAGCTTTTAGTAAAAGTATTTCAGCAATTATATAAGCCAACAAAAAGATTATTTTAGAGAAAAAGTTAAATGATGATGGTTCATTATACTTTTTATAAATGACACTTAATTCATTGTTTAATTTATATTCTTTATTTAATTCTAATTTGTTTGCTTCTAAGAGTTTATTGAAATTTTCTTTAGCTAATATTGATGGTTTATAACTATTGATACTATCTATACTATTTCTCAGTTTTTGGGAAGGTATTTTAAATGCATTACTATCCAAATTGGAATATCCATCTTTATCTAAAATAGTATCATAATAACTATTAGTTTTCTTTAAGTTATCAAAATATAAACTATCTGCTAAACTTGAATCGTTGAAATCATTCTCATCATCCTTAATTAAAATTTTATCATACTTAAATTCGGTATTATAAAAGTAATATTCCTTTTCAGTAACAGAATTTTCTTTGTAAGAATTGAATATCAGTTTAGCGAAAAATAACATTATTAAAAGAATGCTAAAAAAGGCTACGAAGTTCTTTTTGTTATCATAGAATTCTTTAATATTAGAATTTACGTTTAAAAATCTTTGGTTTAATTTTAACTTTGTATTAAAAGATTCTAAATATACGCCTATATCAATTGTATCTTCATTATGAAACGTTTCATTATGAATTTCTATTTTGTTATCCTTAAGTTTTACAGTTGGTTTAAAGTTTTTTGTTGTTTTATTAACTTTAAAATCTAAAATTCTAGCATTTTCACCTATACCCTCAATTGTTAATGGAATTTTAATATCTTCTTTTTTAGTATCGTTATTTCCAATATAACATATAATTAAATTATGATAGATTAATCTAGTAAAGATTCTTTCATTATCATAGAATATATCATAGTCACTATTATTATCAATAATAGTTTTCTGAAATTTTCGTATTAATATGAATTTTGGTCTTTTAATTTTAAAGTATGAAAAAACTGAAAATAATAAACCTGCTACGGTTAAGATATGACCTAGATTATTGATTAAAAAATTCATAATTCTATTTTAGTGTAGAACTATAAAGATAAACATTCGGTACTTAATTCAATCAACACAACACTTTTATAGTAAACAAATACTATGAGTAAATACCGTGCAGAAATAGCAACATTATTCAATCACCAAGTTTATCAAGAACCAATTAACGAAGATTTATATAATCTATTGGAAAGTCTATATAATGAAGAAAACGAAGAAGATGATTATAACTTACTAAAACAAATCTATATTCTATTAAGTGATGAAGTAGATGATGAAGAATTTTATGATTTGGGATTAGACGAAGATTGTGATGATTTAGTTGATATCCTGCATCAATATTGTAGCACATTTCTAGTTGATAAAACAAAGCTATCTATTCAACTAGGTAAATACGTAACCACACCTTCAGATAGACATTTTGAAACATATGATGATTTCCACCAAGCATTAGCTAATGCATTAAAAGAATCTGTTACCATACCTGAAAATGATAATAGTTCATTCTTGGCTTGGTTGTTAAACGATGTTATTGAGAATGACATCATTCTAAAAAAAGAAATGTTAGAACGTAATAATGTAATTCAACCACAAGAAAAGATACCTACAAATTATTTTAAATTATTCTAACTCATAATCAAATAGTTAAGTTTTTGACCTGTACAACTTTTAGGTTTTGCACTATTTATAGATATATAAGATATAAGAAATATGAAAAATAATTACCTTAAACAACTAGATGAACAGATGATATTAATAAAGAATATCCTAACCAAAGACCAACTAAATATTATTTATTTGGGTGCTTGTATAAAGGATATTCAAAACAATTTAGATTATGATTTCAATGATGATTATGTACCTGTAAAGACATACATACAAGATTTGATTAAAGTGATGGAGCATAAAGAAGAATACGAAATATGCGCTAATCTTCAACTAGTTCTAAGTAATTTAAACTAAACCAAACCTATATAAATATTCCCTTTTAAGCCTGTTACAATACTGTAGCAGGTTTTTTTTATACACACTATTTAAGTAAAAATTAATACTTAAATGGAAGATTTAAACAAAAAAATATTAATACAGGTAGAAGTTGATAACCAAGATGCATTAACAAGTACTGAAGCATTAAAAAAGAAATTCAAAGAACTAACTAATCAAGCTTTGATGCTTGATGATATTGACTATGATAATAGCACTATAGGAGAATTACAAGATTCATTAACACGTGCTAACACCATACTAAAAGAACTTAAAAACAGTGGTATGGCATCTGACCAACAGATTGCTAGTATGGGTCAAACTGTAAATAAACTAAAGGGTACAATTAGTGGTGCTAAGTTCGATAGAGCGTTCAAGGGTTTTGAGACTTCAGTACACGGTGTGGTGGGTACTGCACAACTGTTAGAGGGTTCAATGCGTTCTTTAGGCTTAGAATCTGAAGATGCAGAAAAGGCTATTGAGCGAATGATGCAACTTATGACCCTGAAGGATGGTGTTGAATCCTTGGGTAAATACATCGATGGTATGAAGGGTATGACCACAGCAACAGGTGGTGCAACTAAGGCTACATCTTTACTAAGATTGGGTTTATCTTCTTTGGGTATTGGCTTAGTGATAACGGCTGTATCATATTTAGTTGAAAACTGGAATACATTATATGCTAAAGTTAAAGAATTTATTCCTGCTTTAAATGGTGCAGGTAGTTCATTCAAAAATGTTGGTGCTATAATGGAAGGTGTTGGTAAAGCTATTGTGGGTTTTATCGTTCGTCCAATTGGACAAGCTATTGAAGCATTTAATCTATTAAAAAATGGTGATTGGGCAGGTGCAGGTAAAAAAATATTAAGTGCATTAAATCCATTGGAAAGAATCAATAATGTTGTAAAAGACTTTAAAAGTGGTTTTGCAGATGGTGTAATTAAAAAAGAAGCTACTGAAAACATTAAAAAATTTAATGATGAAACTGAAAAAACTATTTCTTTACTGGAAGCACAAGGTGGTCAAGAGCGTAAAATAAATGCGCTTAAAAATAAGATGTGGAGTAATGAAATTTCACAACTTAAAAAGAAAAATAAAGTCTTATCTGATGCTGACCAAAAACGTGTAGATGAATTAACCGACTTAATGAAATTGGAATCTACCAAACATAATAAGTTTCTTACTGACCAAGGTAAAGCTAGTGCTGATGCATTCAAACAAGGTCTTGACGAATTTAAAAAATCATTAATTGAAGTAAATGAAATCATTCAAAATGTAGGTAAATCTGAAAGAGAAAAAGAACTATCTGCAATAGATAAACATTATGATGAATTAATTGCCAAGGCTAAAAAATACAAACAAGATACTGCTAAGATTGAAGAAGCTAGATTAATTCAACGAGGTGAAATAAATAAAAAATACGATAAAGAAGATGCTGAAAAAGCATTATCTACTTCTGACACAAAAGGTCGTACTAATGTATTAAATGCTAAAACTGGCAATGAAGAAAAGACAATTGATGATGTTAAACGTATTGCTGATGCTGAATTTTCTGCTTTACAAGATAGTTATGAAAAAAAGAAAATTTTAGCTAAAGATAATGCAGAACAGTTAGCATTAGTTGAAGCTGAATATGCTAATGAAGTATATAATATCAATAAAGGTTTATCTGATAAAGTAAAAGCAATTAAAGATAAGGAGTTACAAGATGCTAAAGATAAAATCAATGCTGTTAATGAAACGAATGTATTAAATACTGAAACTGATATTTTAAATGCTCAAGCAGGTTTACCTGTTGATGATGTTAAACCATTATCAGATGAACAAATTCAATTAGTAATTGATAATGTAAATAAACTACATAACGCAAAGCTTGAACAATTACGTCAAAATTATGAAGCTGAAAGAGCATTATATGCAGATAATGCAAAACAACTTGCATTGATTGATGCTAAATACCAAAATGATATTATAAAAGCTAATAAAGAAAGTACTGATAATATCATTGCTATCAAGAAAGATGAAAATGATAAAAAAGAAGCACTACTTGAAAATAACTTATCTGCTGTTAGTGGTGCATTTGGTGCTATTGCAGGACTTGCAGAAGAATCTAGTATTTTCAATAAAGCATTAAGTACAGCAAGTGCCATCATTGATACTTATGTTGGTGCAAATAAAGCACTTGCACAAGGTGGTACTTTCGGTATAGCTAGTGCAGTTGCTATAATTGCTACTGGTTTAGCAAACGTGAAAAAGATAATGTCTACTAAAGTAAGTGATAAAGAAACTTCAAATACAGCTAGTATACAAGCACCTGTAATTAATACTACACAGTTAGCACCAAGACAAACACAGGATGTTAGAGTAGTTAATATTGAAGAAAAACGTGACCCACTTAAAGCTTATGTAGTTTATTCAGATATAAAAACCAACGAAGAAAAGGATAAAATATATAAACAAAATTCATCTTACTAATTATATACAAGGCTAATCTTAACTGGTTAGCCTTTTCATTTTTAACACTATTTCGGTAAAAAGAAATATGAAAAAAGAACTTGATATATATAATATCTCAATTGATGAAGCTGAAAATATAATAATGGATTGTGTAAGTATTGTTGAACGTCCTGCAATTGAAAGAAGCTTTTTAGCGTTTAACAAACAATCTCAATCTATAAAAAATATAGCTTTTTCTAATGAAGAAAAAATGCAATTACTTGGTGTTGCTTTGATACCCAATATGCCAATTTACAGAAAAGATGAAGATGGTTATGAATACTATGTGCAGTTTTCTGTCGAAGAGATTGAAAAAATGGTTAAAGTATTTATGAAAAATGGGTTAACAAAAAGTATGAATATTGAACACGACCCAAATAAAAAAGCTGATTCTTTTATTTTCCAATCTTTTATTACATCTGATAAAATACAAGCACCTGCTGAACTGGGTGAAGTACCAACAGGTAGTTGGGTAATTGGTGTACAAGTTCAAAGTACAGAACTATGGAATAATATTAAAGAAGGTAAAGTAAATGGATTTTCAATAGAAGGTTTATTTAATCTTTTACTTAGTGAAGAAAAAGTACAAGAAGTTGAAATTGATATTACTGGATGGATGGATGAAGAAATTAGTGATGAAGAATTTCAAGTATTACTTAACCAAATTGAATACTATCTAAACCGTATTTAAGAGTATTTAATACGTCTCACACTATGTCTATAAAAGACATTATAAAATGAGCAAGAAAAATACAATTGACACGTTAAAGGACGCATTAAAAACTTTAAAAGCATCTTTTTCAACTCAAAAATCTAAATCATTTGCTGTCAAGTACAAATTTGAAATCGAAGAAACTGCTGAAGGTCAAACACTTTTAATTCCTGTATTGGAAGTTGGTGCGCCTGTAACAGTTGCTAGTGCAGAAGGTGAAACTCCTGCTAGTGATGGATGGTACAAAGTTGATGGTGATATTGAAATCAAAGTAGAAGGCGGTTTAATTTCTGAAATTATTCAACCTGAAGTAGGTGAAGATTTTGACGCTGAAGAAGACGAAAAAGAGAAAGAAGAAGAATTTGAAAATGAAGAAGTACCTGCTGATGCAGTACAAGCAATCGAAGAAGCTGTACAAGCAGTTCAGGAAGCAGTAGAACAAGTACAAGCAGTTCAAGAAGAAATCGAAACATTAAAATCTGAATTCTCAAAATTCTCAAAAATGAATGAGGATGTAAAAGCATTAACAAATGCAGTTCAAAAATTCTCAAAAGAGCCTGTTAACGTAAGCGTTACAGCAGACAAAATTGAAAAAGTAACATTTAGCAAGGAAGATAAAATTAAAGCACTTGCAGGTTACAAAAAATAAGAAATCAATTATAAACTAAAAATAAAATGGCATTAGATTTATCAAAATTACAAGATTATACAAGAGATGCACAAGGTGAGCACCTTACTGCAACTATTATGGAAGCTGACACAGTTAAACACTTAAATGCAACAGGTGGTACTGTAATGGTCGGTGTAAAATATCAAGAAAACATTCCTTTTATGGATGGTGATGTAACAATTCAAAGTGGTGAAGATTGTGAACGTAATCCAATTGGTACTACTTCATTTGACTTAGGAAAAATTACAGTTGTTCCTTTGAAATCCAACGAAGATTTGTGTCCAAAAAAACTAGAGAAAAAATGGTTAGGTAACCTTTTACGTGCAGGTCAAGAACCTTACACAGAGATGATTTTCGCTAACCAAGTAATGTCAATGAAGGCAAACAAGATATCCGTTATCAATGAAAATTTATTGTGGTCAGGAGATGTTGATTCATTAGACCCTAACTTAAATAAATTTGATGGGTTCATTAAAATTTATGATGAAGATAATATGACTGTATTACCTTCAGGCGCAACATTAACTGAGAAATTACAAAATGCACTTTTGACAGTTCCAAGTGAAATTAAAAATGCTGAAGACTTCTATATTTTACTATCTCACGAAGATTTGGAATTATTGAATCTTGAAAAAGCACGTGCTAACTATTTCGATAACGGTGATGAAAACAAATTATTTGGTACATCTGCAAGATTAGTAGCAGTAAAAGGTTTACAAAATAAAGGTCAATTTTGGTTTGGTCGTTCACGCTCATACGTTGTAGGTACTGACTTACTTGGTGAAATTGATGGTGAAGGTGCAACAATGGAATTCTTAAATGAATCGAAAAAAATTGCATTAGACTTTTATTACGCATTAGGTGCAGAATTAATCTTCAAAGATGAGTTATACGTATTCAAAAAAGCGTAATTAACCAAACAAAAATAGAGACATAAAAGGGTGGTGAAAAATAACACCATCCTTTTTTTAATTTAAAAAAATATATAAACAAAATGGCTTGTAAATCAATAACAACATATGTTAATTCAAACTGTGGTAAAGTACAAGGTGGTGCATCTGAATTATATTTAGTTGCTTACAATGACTTAACCAATATTGAAGGAACTTTAAAAAAATATAGTGTAGATGCTACATCAAATATGATTGATGAATTTGGTGTTGCTACACCAAAGAAATTTGTAAAAGTAGGAACTTTAAAAAATACACTTGGATATACTGAAGATTATGCAGGTAATGCAGATACAAACAGTTACGAAATTAATACAACTCTTAACTTAACTATCCAAAACATTACAGCAGAATCACGTTCATTTGTTCAAGATTTAGCTGATGCAGGTGAAGTAGTTGCTGTAATTAAATTACGTTCAGGACGTTATATTGCACTTGGTGCAGATGGGTATTTAGAATTATCTGCTGTTCAAGGTACTAGTGGTGTTGGTCGTACAGATATGAACGGTTACACAATTACCTTAGCAGGACAAGAAGAAAGTTTCGCAAAATTAGTTGACCCAACTATTATAACAACAATTATCTAAGCTATCCCAAATAGCATATAAAAAGTACTATTAAAGGCTTGTTACATCCCCCGTAACAGGCTTTTTTTATTAACAACACTATTACTATAAACAAGTAAAATGACCAAACTAATCAATAAAGATAGCGAAAATATAAACCTGTATTTCACCCTTGATAGAGATATTGAAGGTGATGTTAAGCTTATTGTAGTTAGTGATTATACCAACAATGAATTATACATTGATTTGGGTAATCCTGATATCACAAACAGCAGGTATACATTATTCATTCTTGCAAATCCATTTAAGGGATATACTGATGGTTTATACAGCTATGAACTAACTGATGGTATTGGTCAACTTGAAACTGGTTCAATCAAAATTCAAAGTGATGATTTTGGTCAACCTAATGACTTTAAAGAAATAGACAATGATGGTGATGACTTCATTGTAATCGAAGACTAACCAATTATGAAAAATAATAAAATAAACGTAAAAGCTATAAAATTATCATCTGAACCATCAATGTTACCTATAGAACGCCCGAAAGGTGGTAGAAAAGGCGCAGATGTTATGATGTATTGGGGTCATAATAACTTATATCCAAATTATTTATTGGATTTGTATAATAATTCACCAATAAATAAAGGAATATTAAACTCTAAATACACATTTATCCACGGTAATGGATTAATTTATAGTGAAACTGATGAAAAAGCTGAGTTTAAAATAAATGATGATGAAACAATTGCAGATTTATTTGAAAAAATAACTAAAGATTTCTTGATTTTTAATTCTTATGCTATTGAAGTGATTTACAATCAAGCAGGTGAACAAATAAAATATAATCACATTCCTATTGACCGCATCCGCACAAGCAGAAATAAAAAACATTTTTGGTATTGTGAAGACTGGTATTTACTTCAAAATCAATCTATCAAAATGGATGCTTGGTTTAGTAATTTCGAAGGTGATAATTATGAATCTAAAATATTTTACTACCAAGGCTATACACCAACACCTTCATTTACATACAGTGTTGCAGACTACAGTGGATGTCTGAAAAGTATAGAAAATGATATAAAAATACGTGATTTTCATTCAAATAACCTTAAATCAAACTTTTCAGTTAGTTCAATTATTACATTTTTCGGCGGCACTCCTGAAGATGAAGTTGCTGATTCAATTTTAAGAGATATTGAAAATTCATATACTGGGGTTGATGGAAAAAGAATGCTAATCAATTTTGCTGATGAATCAGGTAAATCTGCTGAAGTTACAAATATTTCTGCCAGTGATTTTAACGAATCTTTTTTAACTCTTAAGCAAAATACTGACGCTGATATTGTTATCGGTCATTCTCTACCATCACCTGCACTTGCAGGTATAGCTATTGAAGGTCAACTTGGTGCAAACCAAACACTAACAGATGCATATGCTATTTTCCGTGCAAACTTCGTATTAAACAAACGACAAGAAATTTTAAAAGGTCTTAACAAACTTTTTGATGGATATTTTCAACCCTTGGATATAGTTGATGATGCTGACCGTTTTGGAGCTGAACCAATTGACCCAATGTTTGAAAAAATAATGACTATTGACGAAATCAGAGCATTAAAAAATTTACCACCATTACCAAATAACCAAGGTCAAAAAATGATTGGTGGTGAAAAATTACCATCCGTACAAAATGCTTTAAAAAACGTTATTGAAACTAAATTTTCTAAAGAAGATGAAGATGTTGATGATGAAACATTTAATAAAATAGAACATTTTGGTTTAGATAAAGATGATTATGTAGTTCTAAGAAGTTATAAATTTTCATCTAATTTGAAATTTGAGAGTGACCAAAGACTAACCAATTATTTAATCAATAATCACCCATATGCAGGTGACTCATTACGAAGTATTCAAACCAAACTTGAAAATGAATTTACCATACAACAAATTCGTGAAGAACTAGCAAAATTGGTAAATGCAAAGGTAATACCAATGACTGGATTAATAGACCGTGTTGACATTCAAGAGCAAGCAAGAAAAATGAATGTAAACCCATCTGCATCATCAACAACTAACTTACAACGCATACAAGTAATGTATTCTTATGATGGTCCAATTGACGATAAAAACAGAAAATTCTGTTCTAAACTCGTGAAATCTAACAAGTTATATTCTAGGGAGGAAATTGAAACTATGTCACAAGTGCTTGGTTACCAAATATTTATACATAAAGGTGGCGTTAACTGTAGACATTCTTGGGTGAAGCATTCAGTGGTTAGAAAATAATTTATAAAATATAAAACAATGAGCATATTATTATTAAGCGAAAAATATATAAAAGATAACAGTATTCTTGATGAAAATCTATCATCAAAGGTTATCAAAATCACCCTAAAACAGGTACAAGATTTTAAATTACAACCAATACTGGGTCAAGATAAATACGATGAGTTAATCAAAGAATATACAAAATATTCAAATAATAAAAATTATGTTATTGATGCTGATATAGTCAAACTAAAAAAAGAGTATATCAATGACTATTTAATTTATTCTGTCCTGCACGAAATCACGACACCGTTAAATTATAAGTTCACAAATAAAGGAACTTTAAGCATTACAGATGCTAATGCAGAAAATATCAATTTGGGTGAAATTGAAAGTGTTAAGAAATACTATAAAGTTAAAGCAGATGCATATAGACAAAGATTAATTGAGCATCTAAATGATGGTGTAACACCACTTGGTACTACTTCTTACAACACTGGATTCTATCTAAAAAATGATGTGAATTACGAACGTATAGCGAAAGCAAAAGCCAATAAAACAGGCTATAAAGGATGGAGGGGTTAAGCAATGACTTTAAATAATTTAAAAAAATACTTAAAAAACTGGTTCAAATCTTCACCTTTCATTACTACAGTAGTTGTGTCAAGTAAAGATGATTTCAATGAATTAAATAATATTGATTACCCTGTTTGCCACATTGAATATTTGAATAGTAATACCAATGTTAATTATATCAATTATACCTTCGTTATCACCATTGCTGATATTCAGAACGATAAACATAACGCTAAAAATGTTGAAGAAATCCACAATGATTGTAATCTAATTGCACAGGATTTTATCGACTATCATAGCGAAAATAATGACTTATTTGAGATTGATGAAAACGTTCAAATTACACCATTCAAAGAAGAAAGAGGTGACCGTACAGCAGGTGTTACAATGGCTGTACGCATTCCAATTTTTCGTGATGTAAATACTTGCAACATCCCAAATGCAGGTGTTTAAATTAAAATATAAAACTAACTAATGACATTACAAGAATTAAAAAATATATGCTTAAAAAATAATATAAAAGTAACAGGTGACCACATAGAATTTAATGGTTCAACCCCGAACTTTCAATTGACCAAGAATTTTAAATTACAAGAATTTCTAACCAAAAATACAAAAGACACAGCAACCAAAATCAACCTTAAAATTGTATTGGAATTACAGAATCTTAGAACAATATTCGGTTCACCGATTGGTATAAGTTCAAGCTATAGGTCACCATCATACAATAAAAGCGTAAATGGTGCAACATCAAGTCAACATATTTTTGGTAATGCCTTGGACACATACCCACTTAACGGTGATGTAAAAGGGTGGTTAAATACGATTATAAAATATAAAAAATTTGGTGGTGTAGGACAGTATAAGACGTTTTCCCATATTGACTGTGGTGCAACTAGATTTTGGAGGGGTTAAAATGGATATTATAAAAGAATTATTCAATAACTTCATAACTTCAAGCATAGTAACGAAAATTTTAATATTTGTTTCTGCATTCTTTGCGCCTGTTTGGGAATTATATATTTTATTAATTTTTTTGGTTACTGTTGATTACATAGTTGATTTGGGTGTATGGTTTTTTAGTAAGGAAAAACAAAAACACTGGGAGATTACCCAACCATTCATTATTAAATTGATAATGTACTCAATATTGGTAATTGTGGTTAATGCGGTTCAAATGCACCTCATAAAAGAAGCATTTGAGATTTTTAAACTAATTATGGCTATTCCTATAGGGGCTGAACTTTTAGGAATTCTAAGTACGATTGAGAAGCATACAGGGGTTGCTATTGTAGATAAAGTACGTCAATATTTAGGTAATTGGATTAGTTCGAAAGAACCAAAAAAAGACGATAACGAATAAGGGATAACTGATTAAGCTATCCCTTTTTTAATTTTATACTTCGTATTCATATAGTCCAGTAAGATAGAATATAATATTATTAACCAATTTTTCGCAATAACTATTCGAAAAATTGTTATTGTAAATTTGATATTCTGTTAATTTCTTTGCTTTTTTGACTACAAAGTCAGTATCATCAATATCAAATTCTTTAATTGGTGTTACTTTTAACTTCCAATCATAATTTTTTTCATTATTTCTGATGCTAACCAAAAATTTTTCTAGTTTTTTTTGCTGTTCATCCCCAAAATCGTGACAGAATTTTATTTTATCTTCGTATTTCTTTTCCATTATTTATTTTTTAATTTATTAATTTTTGAATGTAATTCTTTTACCTCATTTTCAAGTTCGGTGATTACAATACCCTGTTGTTTTATGACAAAATCTTTGTCTACTAATTTTTCTTTTTTCATATTTAATTTATCCTAATACATATTTATTTACAATCTCTAATTGCTTTTTTGATAGTGAACCTTTTAGTTGAAATTGTTCAGCTACTGATGGTGCAAATGTTTTGAGAAATTTATTCTTACCATCTTCAGCAATTGTAAGAAGTTTTTGAATATTCTTTTTAATCTCAGCTTTTAATTCATTTTCACTTACTTCATAAAAAGCATTTACATCTGCACCAATTTCAACTAAAAGTTTTTCGTTAACATCCTTAACAGTATCCCATTTTTTATTATTATAATCGTTTAACTCTTTTTCAGTTATTAAATCTTTTTCGCATAAAAATGACAGTATTGAACGTGATACAATTGCATATTTATTTTTCATCAATTTTGTAAGAGATGCAGTAAAATCTACACCTATATTAATATCCATAAACTTATGCGCACAGGTACTACCAACTACTACAATATTATGATTGTATACATTTTTTAATATAAATTGATGCACAATACTTTGACCACATATACATTTATTTTTTTCTGCAAATTTTAATTGAACAAATGACCACTCATTTTTTGCTTGGTCGAAGTTGTTTACAGTGCTTTGTTGAATTATAATATCTTCAAATTTTAATTGTCTTTTCGTTTTCATCTTACATCTTTATTATAAATAGTCTCAAACTTTTAATTGTTACTATTTATTTTCATTTATTAATACTTGTATATCATCAAACATATATCAGAAACAAAAAAAACCAAGTTTTTTAAAAAATATATTATAGAATGAAACCTATTTACAATGAATCTAAATAAGACGATTTAACAGCATATAAGACAAAGGGATATTAAAGCTAAATATCAATTTAAAAAATCGCTTTAAGCAACTTTTGAAAGAGATTAAGCAATGTTGTTATTAAGTTTGAAAAGTGTTGTTTTTCAGTTGTTTACAATAATTAGTTGTTATTAAGAAACTTTTTATCTTAATTAAGCAACCCTGAAAAGTCAAAAACATTAGTTCTTTTGGCGAAAATATTATTACTAAGTTGATATACTATAAAATATATAATTCAATAACTTTTTACTTTGTTGATAAACCATATTTTACTTATACAATATTACTACCTTGAAATACTTATATTATTAACTTATTACAATTGATATAAGGTAGTTTTAACTTGTTTGAATACATTATACTAAGTTGAAATATTAATCTAATACATAAGCTTAAACTAAGTATTAACTATACAATATTGAATACATTCAACTACAATTATATTTTATAGTTTTTATAACTTTTTACTTAGTTGAAGAATTATATATTTTTAATAATTTATAAATTCTATACATCAACAATCATTAATATTAATAATAATCTAAACTATCATTGATATTAGTAATTTTTCTATACATCAACTGTATATATAAAATACGAACAATAGTGAAGTATTTTATATTAATAGTTTTTAATTCTTATTCTCAATTATACCTTTCAATCTTTTATTAAATTACAAATACAATCACTTCTATATTAACTTTTACTTTTACAAATACTTTTACTTCTAAAATAATGTTGCGTACTAACGTGACACAAGCGTGCTACTAATGTGCCACTAACGTGATACAAGTGTGCTACTAATGTGATATTAAAGTGTTACTAACGTGCCACTATTGTGCCACTGTTTATTAATTTAAAATCTTGCTTCAGTTACATTCTTTAAGGTTAAAAATAAATCTCAGTTAAAACTTGTTATTTTTTGATTCTGATATATCTTTGATTCAAGACCCAAGAAGTCCAAGATTATCCAAACATTTCTGTTTTGGAGCATTTCAATATAATATAAATAAAAGTAAAAATAATTTGCTTGATAATCAGGTGGTTGCGTTTTATTTCAAAAATAAATCATCATCTTTTAATAAAGCATTCTATTTAATAATATACAGGGACGGATACTCAAACCATCCATTGTTGTTTTTTATATAATTCAAAACGGTGAGGACTAATTACCCTCACCCTTCTTTAAAAAACAGCAGAATAAAAATTTGGGAAAAGAAGAATTTGAAAAATATATAAAAAATGAAAAATAATAAAACACAACAATCACAAGAAAAAGAAAAGAACTTTATCACAATCGATATTACACAAGAAGTAATTAATGATGTACTAACTGCTACAGCAGGAAAATCACCACTTTACCAAAGCAAAGCTTTATTTATGGTTTATTTAATAAACAGGGGTGATAGATTATTAGGTCAAAAAGAATATTCAAATAATACATATCAACTACACGTTAGAGCGCACAGGAATATCTTCAATAGTAAAGATTTTGAATCGATTAAAAAAATATTACTTGATTCAAATATCATTACACCATTTGGTGTTGCTAGTGCTGAAGAAAGTAGATGCCACACGTATAGAGTCGTAAAAAGATGGAAGTTTAAAGGTAGTAATACTACACTTATTCATTTACCAAATCAATACACTTTTGTCCAAAAATTCATTGACTGTAACTTTTGGATAATGCCAAAAAGAGAAGATGCGATTAAAAATCTTTTAATTGAAAATATCAAACCACAAGAAGTAGTAATTGAAGATGTGGTTATTGAACAAGTACAGGAAGAAGAAAAAGTTGAAGTATCAATTGAAAATACAGTTATAGAACAAGTGCAGGAAGAAATAAAAGTAGAATTAAAAAAAGAAAATATGATAGATAATAAAGAAGAAGAATTTGAAAATTATGAAGGTACTGGTTATGACCAAGAAATTAAAAGATACACAGATATAGGTATAAGAGATAATCTTCATATAGAAGAAAGAATAATTAAAAAATATGTGTATCCATCACAACCAACAGCACTAAAAGAAATTTCAATAAAAAATATAAAAAGTAGAGTAAAACAAAAATTAGAATTATTAAAATAAAAAAAAACAAAATGGAAATAGTTAAAGAACATTATACATCACAATATGGTGAATCTGTATTAATACACAGTGGTAGGTTAATAAGTAAATTAGGGGTAGAATATTTACCTACTGAAAATATTATAGATGAATTCTTTGTGGATGAATTCAGAATGTACTGTAGAGGGTTATGTGAGGGTTATCAATTAGATACTTTTGTGATAGATATATATCTAGAAAAATTCAAAAAATCTGATGAAGTGAATTTTAAAAAGTTTTTAGATGAACATTTTAAAAATCCAACCTTAAATTATTAAAATTAAAATAAAAATAAATATGACATACGAAGAATATGAAATTGAAATGTACTTACTCACTATGCTTAAGTACCAAGAAACACAACAAATTATTTTTTAAAAAAAATCGATACTTTAATAAAGTTCGTTGTATTTATAATAAAGAACTATTATGAACACACAATTTAAACAAGATTTAAGATTTACATTGAGAGCAATTTTTATTTGTCTATTGATAGCACTAAGTGTGCGATACTTCAATAATATAAAGCAAGAATACAATAATCAAAAAGTGGTGAAAACTGAAATAATAAAGTAACCATTTTTATTTTCTAACTATCATAATTTGGGGGTGCAATACGGCATCCCTTTTTTATTTTATAAAATTCCACTATTTACAAAAATTCCTTCTGTTATATATTATAAAAAAAAGTTAGGTGAAAAATGATGTTTTTTCTTTTAGCCTACTATTTATAATAAAAGGATAAAATATAAATGGATTATAAACAATATGAAGATTTAGGTAGAAAACGCCTACAGATGGTTTTTCCAACAATAGATTGGAAATTCAGAGAAGACCCCAACAGCTCATTTGATGCGTATGCTGAACACAATAACAAGTTAGTTATTGCAGAGATTAAGAATAGAAATTTGAATTCGTTTAAATATTCTACTTGTTTTTTAGAATTAAACAAAGCCATATCTAACCTCAAATTTAATGATGTTGATACAGTACTATATGTGGTGCATTATCAAGATAACGTTACTGCTACTTGGAATTTAACAAATATGAATTTGTTTGAAAATTATGAAGTGAGTGAGGAAAAAATGAATGAAAAAACAGCAGAAAATACTGGTAAAGTAAAAAAAGAAATATATCACCTGAATCTTACAGATGCAGATAAAAGAGTTACAAGTACTGGATTAAAAATAAAATAAAACAATGATAGATATACTAATAACAAGCGTAATGATAGCACTAACTGCTGTCTTCTTTACCTCATATAATGACCCATACCTATGGGTTTTAAAAAAAATAAAATTAGATAAACCCCCACTGAATTGTAAAACCTGTTTTTCGTGGTGGTTGGGAATAATTTACAGCGTATTGATGTATTCGTCACCTGTATGTTTGTTGATTGCACCAACAGCTTCAATGTTAGCAATCTACTTTGATAAAGTGATTAGTAATGAATCACTAAAAGCGTTAAATAATTTATAAATGTTAATAGACCTTGATAGAGCAAAAAATGAAATAATTAGAGAAATAGCATCAAGTAATGAATTTTTAATAAAAATAAAAAACTTGATTAAAAAAAATGGATTCAAAAATAATAACGGTCAAGTGTATGAGGATATCACACAAGAAGTTATTTTAAAAAGTCTTGAAAAAGACAGTTTTGAAATATATGAGCTGTATATATACCCAAAAAAGAACGGTGATAATCGTGTACTGGGGTATATGCTTGGGATAGCAAAAATGCTATTGTTAGACCATCCAAAAGGATATTCAAACCACAACATTAGTACAAAACTTAAACATATGTCCAACCTGAAAGAAGATAATGATGTATTTGGAAGTTGCACAGTAACGTATTCACCAACATATGGCGAAGATGAGAATGAAGAATACGATGAGCATAAGCACGCATTATATCAGTTTTTCCAATATTTAACTGAAGATGAAAAAGAATTTCTTTTAAATGATATGGACAGGACAATCACAAAAGGAAAATATACAAGGGAATATTCAGAACAAAAAGAAATAATCTTTGAAAAGATACGGCAAATAGCCATAGACAAAAAGATAATAATATAAAATACAGGGGTTGCATTAAGTTGTAACCCTTTTTTTATGCCCCACACTATTATATTAAATAATATAAAATAATGACAAATAATGAAATATTCGATGCTATTGACCAACTACAATATGTAATTGACAAGCATCAATCAAGCGGTGTGTACACATTCGCAAATCAAGAAGATATTAAACTATTGGAGAAAGTTTATAACCATATCACAAAACGCCAATACATCAAATTCAATGCAGGTTGCAGTTCGTGTATAAAGGAAAGTTTTTTGATAATCAATTCGTGGAAAAAAAGAGAATTGAAAAAAATGGAAGCTGAAGTTAAAGAAGAACCAACTATTGAACCAATTGCAGAAGTAATACCTGCTGAAGTAAAGATTGAAGAACCAAAAACAACAACTAAACCAAAAGCTAAAAATGTCAGAAAACGAAAATAAAAAACGTGGTAGACCTAAAAATTCAGCAAATTTAAATCCAAGTGTAAAACGATTAAGTGCTGATAGGGAATTGGTTAAAAAAACTACCAATAAAAAAATTGGCTTATTCGTGGTGAAACAGATGGATAAGATTGATGAACTGTACAAAGACCTTACACCATCCGCAAAAGCAAAGTTACTTATTGAGCTAATGAAGTACAGCACAACTACCTATGCACAAGAAGTTCAATTAAAAAATACTACCAAGGAAGAAAAGAAACAGATTTCCAAAATTGAAATTTCATATGAAAAACCTGTTTTGCCTGAACCAATTGAGATTACACCACACGAAGATGTGGATTATGAAAGCACAGATGATGCTGATGAGATAGATATCGATGATACCGATATCGATGATGAGAATGACCCATTTTAATAACCTATGGCTACAGCCAAAATAAAATTTCAAAATCCACATCCTGCACAAGAGAAAATCCTCAAATCTAAAGCAAAAAGAGTAGTAGTCAACACTGGACGCCAATTCGGGAAGACAAGTTTGATGTTACGTATTTGCATTGAGCATATGCTAACCGCTAAATTTCCAAACGGTAAACTACCATCTGTTATTTATACAACACCTACTGCTTCATTGGGTATTGATGTTTTTAAAGAATTTCTTTCTTACATACCTGATGATTTTATTGAGGAATCTAACCAAACAAGAATGTTTGTAAAATTCCAAGGTGGTGCAACATTCAGAATATTAACAGCAGAATCGGGTGGAATTGTTTTTCGTGGTAAGAGAGCAAGCCTTTTAGTACTCGATGAGTACGCCCATTATAAGAATGGAAAAAATTTATATTTGGAATCCATAGAACCTACTGTTTTAAGTTATGGTGATAAAGCACGTGTGTACTTTATCTCAACTCCAAACGGACGTAACCATTTTTTTGACGTTTATAATAAGGGTCTTGATAAAACAAAAGATAAGAATGGAATTAGACTTTATGAAAGTTTTCACTTTTCTACATATGACAATCCACATATCAGCAGGGATTATTTAGAATCAAAAAAAGCAGATTTACCCGAGATAATTTGGGCACAAGAGTACCTCGCAATTTTCAACAGTAATGCTAGCAACCCTTTTTCTAATCATATAAAAAAGAATATAATTCCATCATTAGCAAAAGGTACTTCAGATGTTTTTGGAGTGGATTTAGCAAAAAGTTTAGACTTTTCTGTTATTCTCGGATTAAAAACTAATAAAGAAAAAACTTGTGCTGAAATGTCATATTTTTCACGTTGGCAGGGTTTGGATTGGACTATAGTAAAAGAGCGTATTCTTGCATTACCTCGTTCTAGAGATATCAATCTAGACTCTAGCGGTCTTGGAGACCCAATGTTTGATTTCCTGAGAGCTGAACGTAATAAAATACACTCATTCAAAATAACAAAAGCAACTAAGGGTAATCTTATACGTGAATTAATCAAAGCTGTTGAAACTGGTAAAGTGAAATATACTGAAGAAGTGGCTAATGAAATGGAAGTTTTTGAATATTCATATAATGCTAAAACTGGTTACTTATCCTATCAAGCACAAGAAGGATATCACGATGACCAAGTAATAGCACTAGCACTTGCTTGGTATATATACAACAGAAGAACACGAAGAACAAACGCATACAATATGCGTAGAGCCTAACCAATTTTTAAAATAAATAAAATATGAAAATACAATCTTGGGATAATTTACCCTTTGAAAAATATATAAAATTATCTTCAATAAATACAACTGATGAACTGCAACAAATGATAGAATCAATTGCAATTATCAACGACCTATCTGTTGAAGAAGTAAAGAATTTAAAATTATCTGATTTTAATAATTATGTTGATTCTGTAGCATTTTTAGCACAAGAACCTAATTATTCCAATTCAAAATTCAATTGGAAATTTAAAAACATAGAAGACATAACCACCGATGAATTTATCACCTACGAAAAAATAAAAGGTGATGTTAATAGTATGGCTTATATAGTAAGTATGTTAACAGGTATAAAAGAAGAAAAGGTTAATCAAATGTCTACAATTGATGTGTTGTATGCTTTTTTTTTGTTCAAACAACATTTAACCAAATTTATCAATCGTTCAGCACGGTCTTTACTATGGGAGATAACGAAGCAGAAGATGAAGAAAGTTCTATTTTGGCACAAGAGATAAATGAACAAAAGACATTTTTCAATCAAGTATTTGGATATCATAAGATGGTTAAAGATGTTAGTGATTATACAAAAACACCATTTTTTGAGTTAATGAATCGTGCAATAATTGAGGTACTATTTATCGTACAAATGATGTTAGAGGAAGCAGAAATAAACCAATTTCAAAGCAATAACAAGGATAGTAACTAATGCTATCCTTTTTTTGTTTCCAACACTATTTATATAAAAACAATAATGGCTAAACAAAGTAATGCAAGACAGCAATCATTAGATTTTTTAGATAATCTTGGAACTGATAAAACACAATTTTCTGAACCTGCAAAAGGATTGGAAGAAGTATGTGCAAACTTTGTGGGTCGTGTGGTGGATAACATTACTAATGCTGATTTAATAGCAACTGGTAAGATTGCAAATTTCGAAATTGAAGTTGCTTCACCAACCCAAATTTTTATATGGGGCGAAAGCTACATTTCATTTATTGACGAAGGCGTACAGGGGGCTATTAATGCAGTGAAAGCCCCACTATCACCTTACAGATATAAAGACAAAATGCCACCTATTGACCAATTTGTTCAATGGATAAAATTAAAAAATATTAAAGTCAGAAATACTAGTAAAACGCTTGGTGAAGGTAAAGATGAAGTATTTGAAGGTGATAATGATGCTATTAATCAAATGGCTTATGCAATGGCAAAAGACCGTTATCTTAATGGTGTTGAACCTGTTCCAATATTCAAAAAAGAGATTCCAAAATTATTAAATGATGCTAGTCAACAAGCATTAAATATCACCATCAATAATATTTTTTCAAATTTAAATTTATAATAAAAATGATAACAATAAATTCAGCACCTGCATTATTTAATGGTGCTTATAACGATAATACTTTTGATATAGTAAGTGACAATAATAATGTAATACATTTTAATGTTGAATTGTATAATTCGTTCAATGATAGCTTAATAGGTAGGTTTAAATATTTTAAAGCACCAGGTGAAAGTGGAGTAAGTTTTTCAATTAATCAAATCCTAATTGACTATACAGCAACTGAAATTAAAAACGGAAATAACATATTTTATAATTTAAACGGTGGGTTTTCCTATTACCTTAAAATTACAGGTATAGATTCTTCTAATGTACTTATTGAGCCTGCAATTACTTCTGAAATAAACACGGTTATAGATGGTTATTTTGATTTGTTCAATAATGACTTACCTGAAAATTTTATTGTAGATGGAGTACGTCAAGGTAAATTTTTGACAGATTTTAATTCAAACATTTCGCAATTTGTAACAACAACCCAACCTATATTTTATTATCTGTATTCGACAATAGAAAATGAAAATATTTTATTGAATTTCAGCACCAATAAGGGTTTAACAGGTAGTAGAGTAATCAATTTAAAAGAAGGTATAAATTCAATTAAAATCAAAGTTGAAGATTTTGTATCTTCTGATTTAGACACATTCACATTCCATTTAAGTTTTGGACAAATACAAATAACTGAATCTATAACGTTAGGAATAATAAAGGCTTGTAAGGATAAAAACTTATCAATCATTTATCAAAATAAAAAGGGTGGATACGATTCTTTGAGTATAGAAAAAGCATCACTTAAGTTATTAAAAAGTGCAACCAAAACAAGCATCCAAAACAATAAACAGAATCAATTAATTAATGGTGTTTATACGAGTGATAGAAGAGTTTTTAAAGTGAATGAGCGATTCACTTATAATGTTATAACTAGTTATCTAACAAAGGAAGAGGAAATAATTCATTCCAATATAATATCATCAAAATCGGTGTTCATTGTTTTACCTGATAATTTATTGTTACCCATTAATATTTTAAATGATAGCATAAATGTTGATTTTAAAACTAATAAAAGAAGAAGAATTAATTTATCATTTGATGCACAAACACCTTCTTTTTTGAATGAAAAAAAGAATACTATAGTAAGAAATGCGATTGAACAATTGAATTATATAATCAATAATTTTTATTCAATTATTAATCCTGATAATCCAATTACAATAATTTAAAAATGCCAAATACAGAATATAATTTGATTGGTGCTATTACAGCAAACAGTGCCACAATAAGTACAAAAATACAACATACACCACCGCAAGCAGGACAAAGTGAATTAAAGATACTTAAAGTAAGATATCATTCATCAACAGGTATGAGAGTGTATATTAATAATGAATTGGTAAGTACTGATACAAGCAGAACAGGAAATTTTGCATTTGTAGAAAATATGATGCTTGGTGGCGATGCAGATGAAGTTGATTATTTCAAAGGTTGTATTGCAGAATTAGTTATATATAATGACTATTCAAGCAATAGTAATGTTGATGGAAATATACAATTAGCTGAAAGATTCTTAGCTGATAAATGGCTTAAGACAGGTGCAGTAATGGGTGATGGCTATGTAGTTGGTCAAGCACAAAATGGTGGTCATCCGATGGAATTAGGACTACCTGATAATTTGAGATGGTTGCAAATAAATGAAACATCATATGTGACTGATAGTAATGATAACTGTACAATAATTAATGACTTTATCGGATATGGTGGTGTTTTAAAAAATGGTACACCAACATCAGGTGCATCACCTGCAAAGGTGTTAAGGAATCATTATAAAGGTAAAGATGTGCTACATTTTGATGGAAATTCAAATTATAAAATCACAGGATTAAGACAGAGCGGTGACCCTGATTATATAACATTGCTTTTGGTATTTGCATTTGAAGATTTAACAGGAGACCAAACAGTTATTGGTGCAATAAATGATGCTAATGATACATATAACAATGCTATTAGAATTAAAAAATATAATAGTGATTCATATTTATCTGTAAGACTTAATACAGGTGGTTTTGCAAATGGTCAAGTACCATCAAATAAAGTGTATAGTGTTGGTACACCTGCAAATATTTTATTAGGTCAATCAAAAATAAGGTATTCAATTAATGCAGATATGAGTAATAGTATTACTACATCTTCGTTGCCATTAAATACTAATCAAAATGGAGTAGCAAAACATATACTAACAGGATTAAATCCTAATACACAATACTATGCAAAAGTATTAATTGATGATGTTGAAGTAGATGATATTAGGTTTAAAACTTTCCCAACAGTAGGTACACCAACGAGTTTTAAGTTTGCCGCAGGTTCTTGTAATTATACTGGCTCAAACACGGAAACTTGGGATGAAATAAGAAATGAAGAACCATTATTTTGGTCTCATTTAGGTGATTGGCATTATGAGGATATTACAATAAATGATATTCAATTATTTCGTAATGCGTTTGCTGAATCTGCAAAGCAACCAAGATTTAAAGCGTTGAATAATAATGTACCATTGGCTTATATGTGGGATGACCACGATTATGGTGATAATAATAGTGATAAGAATTCACCAAGTAAGGAAGCTTCAACAGCTTTTTATCTTGAAAATATACCACATTATGATTTTTTAAATAATCCATCATCCAATGCATTAACAGATAGTATTGGACAAAGTTGGATTGTTGGAAGGGTGTTATTTGTGATGACTGATTTAAGGTCACAAAGGGATAATTTTTTAATTGATGATTATGAACCAACTAAAAAAATGATGGGTGATGTACAAAAAAATTGGTTCAAAAATACATTGTTATCAGCTAAAAATAATGATAATATAAGTCTTATTTGTTGGTTATCTACTTCAGGGTGGACAGGTGAAAATCTTGACGGCTATTCTTGGGATTATGGCAGTAGCGGTGAGCATTGGACAGCTTTCAAAAGTGAAAGAACCGAGTTATGGAATTTCATAAATGATAATCAAATAAGTAATTTATTTATAGTTAATGGTGATACACATCAAATCGCCATCGATGATGGAAGGAATGCAATTTTTGATACTATGTACCCTACAACATTAGATTGGAAAACATTACCTGAAAATATGTTAACACCTGTAATTGAAGCTTCACCATTTCATCGAGATGTTGACCGTGGTAGTGGTCAATTTCAAATTAATGATATAGGTGATAGTGGTAGTGTTGCAGTACTTTCGGAAAAAACATATTCAACATTTGAAATAGAAGATAATGGTAGTGAGTGGATTAAGGTTATTATCAAACAATATTGTTTACCTGATGAAATAGTATATTATCAAGAAAAAACATTAGTAAATCAATTTGAGTTTGTGCGACATACTAAAGGGTTTTCAGCACCAAAACCTGAAATTTTTATTAAGGAAGGTGTAAAGAAATTAGTAGGAAAAATAAATACATCATTAGTATTACCAACTGCACCTTCGCCAATTACATTTACATTACCTTCATCATTTCAAAATAATTGGAAAGCACCAATTACAGGTGTAGTTAACGGTGTTACAGCTAATAGAATTGTAAGAGTTTATAGAAGGTCAGACCAAGATTATTTGGTTGGTGAATGTACTGTTGATGCTGTTACAGGTGAATTTAATTTTGCAGGTAGTAAAGGTATTTCAACATTAATTTTCAAGATTTATGATACAATAACTAATACTTTTATTGAAGAATTAATTAATGATGGTGTAAATGGTGAGACATATACAACTATTGAAGCACAATTATTTGTTGTTGCTGATATAGATTATTACCAAGCAAGTACAACAATCGGTGTTGAAAGTGGTTACTATTTCAATGTTGATAATACTAATGAAGATAAAATTTATAAGGTTAAAATAGTTGATAAAAGTACAAATGCAGTATTAGGTGAATCAAAGGTTAAAGGATGGTTACCAAGAAGTTACACATTGGAAGAAAATGACCCTGCATATATTACACCATTTGCTTCAAAGAATTATTTATATGATGCAGGTTTAGCATTAATATCCTTTGTTGGTACAAATAAAACAAAAGATGCTGAAAGAATAGCTAAAGGAATAATTAAAAGTCAATTTGTAAATGGTGCATTTCCATTCTCTACCAACCATATTAATCCAACAGGTGCAGATGCTTATTTACGTAGTGGTGCTGTTTGTTGGGTTGCTTATGCTTTAGGTTACTACCTTAAATATATACCTAATACACCAATTAGAAATGAGGTGCAACAGTCATTAACCAAAGTATTAGATTATTTAATTACACTTCAAGACCCTACCAAAGGTGGATTAATAAAAGGTGGTAGTGGTAGATATACAACAACAGGAGGAATTGAAACTTTTGACCCTGATTATATTATACCTTGGGTGAGTTCTGAACATAATATTGATGCTTATTTTGCTTATAAAATCGGTGGTGAAGTATTAGATAATCCAAGCTATATAGCTATATCAAATCAAATAGGTGATAGCATTATCAATCTATTATATGATGAGGTTAATGGTAGAATGTACCAAGGTATTAACGCTGATGGAACACCCGACATAGCTGATGCACTGGATATAAATAGTTGGGGTGCTATTGCAATGGTTGCATTAGGTCGTAATGATTATGCAGAAGTATTATTAGAACGTGCAGAACGTTACTATTACTGTACAGATATAACCACAGGGGCAAAAGGTTTTAAACCATATTCTGCTGAATTGGGTTATCCATCCGCATTAGACACTGTTTGGTTTGAAGGTTCATTTGGTGTGGCACTTGCTTATGCTAAATTGAATCAAACAACAAAATATAATACTCTTATGAATGAGCTATATAAATACAAAGAATACGATGATGGAGCTTTTAGATATGCAACGTTACGAGATTCTACCTATGAAATAAGTAATAATAAGAGTGTCGCAAGTACTGCGTGGTATATTATATCTAACAACCTTACACAATCTGTATGGGAATAAGATTTGTATATAATATTCGAAAGGGATAGCTATAATGGTTATCCCTTTTTTTGTAACACTATTTTTTAAAATATATAAAATAATGAACTCAATTTATAACCTATACATATTTTCAAGTACAACCAATAATTATATGCAATTGGATGTTGACCAAGTACAAATGCAGAACATATACAGTATTGAAAACATCCAAGATATAACTAAGCGAAATGATAATATCACACAGGAATTAATACTTAAAGGAACTCAAAAAAATAATATTGCTTTTGGGAATTTATACAATATATCAAGATATTCAAGCGATGAATTTGTAACAGATTTAGCATTCAATTTCAAAGCAAATCAAAAAGTAAGATGTATTTTACTTGAAAACAATATTCAGATTATGAAGGGGTACTTAATGGTAACTAAAATAGAGGTTAGTGAAAACATTGAATACCATACACTTATTCAAGGTGCATCATTTTCTTTTTTTGCTAACTTAAAAGATAGGGACTTATCCGAACTAAATAGCCTTGATGAAGATGTGAGATATACCTTTGGTAATATTCAAGATAGTTGGTTAACTACTTCAATTAATAATTGGAATTATGTTTATCCAAGTATTGACTATGGAGTTGATGAAAGACCTGAAAAAATAGTAGTAGATGGTGAAGACGTTTATACTAATTGGTATGATTCAAGTTATGACTACAAAAATTTTAGACCTGCAATTAAATTAAAAGCATACTTACAAGCGATATTTAAAGGGTTTAGATTTGATAATAATACTGGTAAATGGACACAATTAAATGAAGATAATACAAAGCTTAATCAATATTCATATAGTTCAAACTTATTAGATGACCCTGGATTTAACCGTTTAATTATCCCATATAACAAAGAAGTTTTATATACAAAAAGAAATGGTGTATGGGCAAACATTAATTTACCTGCATCTTCATTTGATGCAGGCTTGGGTCGTATTCGAGTTTTCCAAGGAGTTGAATTTTCAGGTTTTGATTCGCAATATTTTAGAAATATTGTGAACACGTCACCAACTAAATATGATTCATTTATATCTTCAAGTACACAAAGTAATGTTAGTGTTTTAGAAAGTCGTGAACCATCTTTAAAAACTACTTTGAAAATTACTTTCAATCTGACATTATATAATGAAGGTGATTATTTGGTGGGATTAGCTGATATCAGTAATGGTACATTAATCGATGAAAATAAAATGATTTTTCATCAAGTAATAAATAAAACAAATGATTCTACACAACTATATACAATTAACATAGAAAAGCCTGATGAAATTGATTTTGGTGGTAAATATGTATTAGCAATTTTAAAAAAAGGTGGTCAACAAGGTATACGCTATGATGCAACACAAGTAAATATACAATTGGGTACACCTCAAAGTATAACTAAACTACCTTTGGTGGATAACCAAGTTCTTAAGCTTTTTGAATTCATACCTGAAGGTGTAAAACTAACTGATTTTCTTAAATCGGTAATGACATTATTTAATCTATATCTTATAGAAGACCCTAATAAAGAGAATCATTTTTTACTTGAAACGTATGATGAATTCTATAAAGATGTAATAAACCTGAATAGAACAAATTCACTGGATTGGACTAACAAAATAGATTATTCATCATATACATTAAACACAAATATCAACTTACCAAAACAGTATAATTATACATTCGAAGAAGATAGTGATGTATTAAATGAATTCTATAGTGATAGATATAATAAAAGTTATGGAGAATTAACCGTAAACGATAGTAAAGGATATGCAGACCCAAAAGAGATTGAAGTAATATTTGCACCTACAGTTAATATATCACATTCGTTAAATAGTAAATCTTTACCTGTACTTTATAAGTCAGATTCACTATTACAAGGGAAGAAAAAGCCATTTCAAACTAAACTTAGGTTATTATATTTCAATGGTGAAAAATCAACAGCAACATATGATATACATTATAGAGGTAATACATTTCAAACTATAAATAGATATGGTCATACCTCTATGTTAAGAATAAACAGTAGTAATGAAATTTTAGATACGTTATTTTGGGATATTCCAAGTGAATTTTTTACACAAGAGATAACACAAGATGAATCTTTAACATTATATAATAAATACCATAAAAATCAACTAAAAAGTTTAATAGACGATAATCTTATTGTAGCTGAATTTTCTGCACATCTACACGAAAATGATATTTCAAATTTAGATTTTAGAAAGCCAATATTTATTGAAACACCATATGGTAACGCATATTTTAAATTAATTAATGTAGAATATAGAAATTCAGAAACCATTAGTAAAATTCGTGTTATGAAGATTGTTAACTAAATAATTTTTTAATAATTTGGTATTAAATTATAACCTAAAAAATAATGGAACAAGATTTAAAAATGAAGTTAGAACAACTTCATCAAAGAGTGGATGCACTTAAAGACCAAATTAATACTGAAGAAGCCACTAAGAATGCATTTGTTATGCCTTTTATTCAGATTCTCGGTTATGATATTTTTAATCCTACAGAAGTGATACCTGAATTCATTGCTGATATAGGAACAAAGAAAGGTGAAAAAGTAGACTATGTGATTAAAAAGGATAATGAACCAATTCTAATTATTGAATGTAAGCATTGGAGAGAAAAGGCGGATGCGCATAATTCGCAACTACATAGATATTATCACGTTTCTAAAGCTCGATTTGGAGTCCTAACCAATGGACATATCTATAATTTCTATGCAGATTTAGAAAAGCCTAATATAATGGATGAAAAACCATTCTATACTTTAGACTTAAATAACTTAAAGGATTCAAGTTTAAAGATATTAGAAAAATTTACAAAGAATGGATATAGTCTTGAAAGCATTTTAGATTCTGCTGAAGGTCTTAAATATATTAAAGCAATTAAGAATGAATTCGAAAAAGAAGTTCAGAATCCATCTGATGAATTAGTTAAGCTTTTGGTTGCTAGATTTTTCGATAAGCCTTTAATAGCATCTAGATTGGCTGTTTTTAAAGATTATACCAATAGAGCAATATCCAATTACATTAATGAAAGCATAAGTTCACGTTTAAAAAATGCATTAAGTATCAACGATACTATTCCATCAAAGGATGCAGAAAATATTGAATCCATAGATGAAAATGCAGTAGTAGTAAATGATAAACAAGATTCCATTGTAACTACAGACGAAGAAATGGAAGGATTCCAAATTATAAAAGCAATTTTAAGAGAAGTTATTCCTGCTAATAGAATTGCCCAAAGGGATACAAAATCTTACTTTGGAATATTATTAGATGATAATAACAGAAAACCAATTGCGAGATTACATTTCAATGCTATTAGTACCAAGTATATTGAATTATTTGATAAAGGTAAAGATAGTGGTGAAAGAAAATTAATTAATTCTGTAGATGATATTTATCAATTTAAACAGGCTTTATTACAAACTATTAAAAACTACGAGTAATGTCATACTAAGTATTAATTATATAACCCTTTACTAAAAATAGTAAGGGGTTTTTTATTAGCTTTGTTTACTAAAAATATTAGCAAAATGAGTAATAAGAATTTAAAACAAAAAGAACTTGTTGATGAATATTTAACAGTGCAGTCATCTAAAATTAAGACGCCACATAACAAAGGTGAACTTAGATTTACATACGACAATGATTATATATTGTTATCTGTGATTAATAGAGCAAGGAAATTAAAACAACTGGGATTTATTGAAAGTGCAGAAGGAATGATTAAAGAATATTGTAATAGATATTACCCACATAAAACAGATGATACTTTAAAGCTATTGTAATTAGGGAAATAAAGTTTAAACTAGTCCTAGCTTGATAATATTATCTTAATTAACAATTAGATATATAAACTTCATTTTGTATTTTTAAAATAACAAATCATTAATTATACGCGTTTTATGATACAGAATTTCAAGCTTATTAAAACAATTTATTTCATACTAATTTTTATTGTGTTTGCAGTCTTGGTACACCTTGTTGGATTTAGTTTATACAATTATTGGAAGGAATTTGTACCACCTAATAAGGAAGATAGTTATGATGGTATAAGTGTTACAATCGCGTATGCAGGAGGATTTTTAAATATAATTACAATTGGCTTTCTTCTAATTAATTATGCTCAACAAAGAAATCAAATAAAAACAAATTATCAGAATACAGAATTAAATAGAGTTGTTGATATAATTTATAGACAATTAGAATTAACAATACCACAGATTAAGAATAAACTTTATTTGCATTTATACAAATTGTTTTCCGATTTCGAAATGAATAATGGAGAACGTCTAAACTCAGTAGATGAGGACATTGAAGTCTTTCATTCTTTATTAAACACTGCATCACACATAGAAAATTTTTTATTTATAATAAATAATTCAAGTCTTGATGTAAAAGAAAGGGAATATTTAAGAACAATAGTCTTTAACAATCTTAATAAGGATTTCTTTGACGTAATGGATTCATTTTATAATCTTACAGAAAAAAAGAGGACAATGTTTAACCTCACGGATACAATAGATAGAATATTAAAAATAAAACAACCCATCACAAATTAACAAAAAATAATAGTTATGATACAAAACACAGATTACAACAGAGTTCTAAAACTAATTAATTTACAATTAGAGCAAACAAATAAAACCTTATTAATGAAGGGATTTAATGATATTTATGTTTTATTGAAAGAAAATTTAGAGCATAATAATTATAATCATAACAAAATACTTATACAAAATGACGAGGTTCAGAATCGTATATCATTAAATTCTTTTTTTGAATGGATAAACAAAGAAATTCAACCTATTAGGGAAATTATATTAACTGCTGATACATTAAGTATTGAGGAAAAAAAGCAAATTGGGGAATACATATCTAACAATCTTGAAGACGGATTTGGAATAACTATAAAAAGATTTATTCAATTATGTGAAAAATATTTTCAAGAAAATGAATTTATAGAAAGAATTGACGAAGATAAAGAGTGGAGACTTAGAAATCTCGAAACAGCAAAAGATATATATAGTATATTATATCCTACCGATAATTAATTGTATTATAATGTATCCTTTATAGACAACCAACTTAAATTATACAAACTAATGTATCATCCTTATTGAATGAAAGATAAATCAATATTACCTAAATCGACAGTACTACCATTAGCAATAGTCATTTTAGTAATCGTTTTTGGAGTTGTATATATATTGGTAGATAAAAATGCTGAAGATAAAGATTATAAAGTTTTTGATGTTGTAACACCTTTATTAGCATTGTTTATTTCAGTTATAGGTAGTATTTATGTTTATAATGCCTATAAGGCACAACAGGAACAATTAAAGATTCAGAAGGATGAAATAGAGCGCAATCAAAAAGATGTAGAGTATAATAGAGTACTAGATACAGTTTATCGACAACTAGAATTTAGTAACAATGAACTCAGAGAATACTTTAATGAAATAACCGAACCTATAAAATTACTAATTTCATTAGAAGATTCATTTGATAGACTTTTTGCCTATTGTTGGATGTTTAAAATTTTAGATGTGAATTTTAGAATCTTCGATAAAATATTAGACAATACAATACTTGATGAACAGGATAAGATTCTAATTGTAGATATTATCAGTACAAATTTATATTTAAAACCTTCTATGTTTTATATGCAATTTTCAAATACCGTTAAAAAAATAGGTGGAAAAGAAAAGTATATAAATGAAATGATAAGAATTTCTGAAGATAGAAAAAATATATTTCGAAGTATTGTGCATTCACCAATACCAAATAAAGAACTGGAATATGAGCATTTAATAAATAATGCGCAAGAATATTTAGTTGATGTATTCAAAAATTCCAAAGACCTAGATTTTTATTTGAATAAGTATAAGAAGTAATTGAATTAACCTAACTTTTATTACATATGAAGAAATTGAAATATATATTAATAGGTATAATTTGTCTACTTGTATTAATATTAATAGTTAACTTATATCTGTACTGGAAAAGTACAGTAAATGATAATCACGGTTATAATAGTATAAACGCCTTAATTGCCTTACTAGCACTATTAGTAAACATAATAACAATATTTTTCTTATATATCAATTATCAACAACAACAAAAACATATAAAGACACAAGAAGAAGAATTAAACAATAACAAACAAGATACTGAATTCAATAGATTATTAGATATTATATATAAACAATTAGAATATACCAATGATGCGTTAGAAGAATTAGATGGGGATGTATTCACAAACTTAACTAATTCATTAAATTTAGAAGTAGATGAAAAACTTAAGGATGATATTTCAGCAATATATTTCGCAAGTAATGATGAATTAATAAGTTATATGCATCACGTTAATGATAGGTTGCAAGTATATAATACATTATTTAAATCAAGTGGGTTAGATGATAAATTATTAGATAAACTAAAAGTAATCCTAATAACAAATTTTGGATGGGAAACCCTTCATTATATTATTAAAATAAATAATACATTAGATAAATCATCTGATAAATTTGTTGAATCAAAGCTACCAATATCTAATGAAAAATTTGTTGAGTTTATAAGTATAGCAAAAGAAATTAGTGAAGATTATAAACATATAGTTTTATACTAA